TTATTATAAGCATCAGCGCCGGGCGCAGCCGTAAAGCCCGTCCCCGAGACAGGAATAGCATCGGTTTCATCGCCAGATGTTAAGATATAAGTATTAGACGCCGTTCCACTATATGCCCTACCTACAGGAGAGACTTTTATACCAGTAGGCACTGAACCCAGAGCGGCTAAAGTCCGCGCAGATGACACCATGGAAGAGCCGTTCAGATCGAGTGTCTGTGTACTTAACCAATAAAGTAATCCCCCTCCTTCAGTTTCAATGAATGTTCCCGCTGTCAGGATAGCAGATGACACCCCTATCGGAAGGCTGAAAATTCTCCGGTAATACCCGCTTGAATAACTGCTGGGCAAAGTCGGATTTATAGAACTTGCAGCAAAGGAAGCCGTCCATGTTGTGTCAGTTAATTGCGCTATTACAAAGAAATGAATCGTTCCGCTACTGGGGAGAGATGAACCGCCAGCGTAACCGTTTGCGGCGTTGCCGTTTGCCACGCTCCAACTGAAACCGCTAGAATTGGTATACATTATAGTATTTGATAAATTTGTAGCCTGACCGCTGCTGATTGTCATCGTACTGCTGGTGGCACTGGAAAATGTCTGAGCAGTGGAATAAAATCCGGCAATATAATTATTCAGCACGGTTGTCGCCGAGCCGGAGACTTGCTTGCCGCTTATCGGGTTGTAACTCAAAACCCTCGCATTGCCCGCACCAAGACACATGACCACCATCGTATCGCCTGCCGCCGTGGTGATACTTGCCTGCGAAGGGAGAATGAGCTGGCTTGAATTATATGTGAGAGTCAGGGAGGAAGTGAACGTGGCAAACTTGGCCGTGCCGATCTGCGCGGTGGAGGACGCACTCAAAGATGTAATTGTAGAACTGCCGGTGATGGAAAGGTAGGTCTGTGGAACTGACCATAGATCGGTTGCGGACGATGCAGCGATGCTTGTAGCCGCAGCGCCGCCGACAGGAGGCATCCAGATATTATTCGTTTCATCAAGCGCACCAAGCGGTATCCATGCTGTATTAGCGAGATTCCTGATCTGCAACGTGTTACTTGACGTGTTATGCCACATTGACCCGGCTTCCGCAGAGGAAGGAGCCAATCCACCGCTGTTGATCGTGTTCAGAGAGTCAAAAGCCTGATTGCTGCTGACCGTCATCTGTAGGCCGCTGACTACCCCGGTTACGGGAAGCGTGAGGCTGTTCTGACTCATAGATCAATATCCTTCAGCTAAATAATTTACGTTTCTACTGACTGGCGATCCGCCATTCACAATTTCTAAACTAAAACTTGACAGGGTGCTTGACGTAACGAGAGCATCATCGCCCGCGCTTCCGTTAAGAATCGTGATTTGCAGGTTAGGCGTATTCGTATTCCCCACGCCGCCGTTATATGTGTAACCGTAAGGAATCACGTTCACACCGGATGAAATCGAGATATTATTCCCCTGCTGCGTCAGGGTTGGAACGTCCACAGTGAAAGTGAAGTCCGTCAATACTGCGAGAACGGATGGATCGAGCGTTTCCAAAACAACCTGAGCATTGAACGCCTTCGCACTGTAAGAGCCGGGTATCCAGTTCTGCCATGCCGCCCACGTCACTCCGTCCTGCGATAATGCGATCTGCGCGGTGGCCGAGGTGTTATTACCAAGGTCAATGCCAAGGATATTCGTTGTAGGCAGATAATTGGCAAGCCCTAAAACATTGATCGCATTGATGCTGTATCCGACTTCCGTTCCCATCTTCATTATCACCTGACACGGGGTGACACGTCCGACATTGACGATCTGGCTTGATGGTATCTCATAAGTACCACTGGAAGCCACGCCGTCAAAATAGAGGTAATTCGTAAGGCCAAGGATGCTTGAAACCGTCAGGATGTTTCCTGCCGCGCCAAGTTGTAAGCCTAAAGATGTAACAACGGTACTGCTGAAAGTTCCCGCCCAGCCCGTCGCAACCTGATCGTAAGATGCGATGACATTCTGGGTAATCTGCGAGCCGGTGATAATCAGGTCGGACGGAGTGGTGGAATAAATATTCGATGAACCACCCGGCACTGAGAAGTGAGCCGCCACCCAGTACGTTCCATCCCCGGCTATGCCACTGGACGTTAAAGGTGTCCTACCAAGCACATTACCGGTATTCCACGTCGTACCTTGCCTGATCTCATAATCCGGGCTTCTGAAGTCACTCACCGCGTCCCATATCAACTGTGTGAGGGTGCCGATATAAGCCGTGGCGAAGCCGGTCACGTTAGGTAAAGGTGAGGTAAAGGCCGTTCCTTGTAAAGTATAGTAATACGGTAAAACGTCCGCGAGCTGCTGTAATCCGCCGCCCCAGAGGTTGAAGCTCAGGAGCTTGATCGAGATCGTATTGCCGATCTGGCTGGCGTTATACGGGTAACTAAAAACATTGGAATCCATCCGCAAGAAAGGTGCACCGATCTGAGCCGTCGCTATCGTCGATCCGAAACAACCCCGGATAAGGTTTGTCAGGTTGTAATTATACGCCGTGGTAAGATTCGAGTTTTCATAAGCGATCAATTCTCCGCCCACGTAGCAGAGTGACTGTAAATTAATCCATGAGGTCTGTGAAGCTGCGCCGAGATTCGCTTGCGACTGCGACAGATTGACCGATAGTGTGCTGCTGGTGTCGTAAGTGTATCCAGTGGCCGCAGAACTCACGCTTGACAGAGCCGCAGTCAGCATACCCATGCGGTTGCCGCCGGTTATAGTCCCTGCCAGCAGGTAGGTAACATCATCGGTGGAAATCCACACCTGACAGCCGCCGTATAACGAGTTCCCACACACGCCCATGATGACTTCAAGCTCTTCCTGATACATCGCAGGAGGCTCAAAAATGATCGGCGCGTTTACGTTACCGGCAGTCTGGTTATAATTCTGTAAATACCCCTGTCCGGCTCCGTAACTATAGAGTGGAGCACTTCCCGTCCCGGCGAGATATTCCTCTGCCGTGATCGACAGCGACATATCGTCGTTTTCAGTGATCGTGAGTATCCTGACCCACTGTGCGTTCAAACCAAGATAACTGTCCGTGATCGCAATGATGTCCATCGGATCAAGGACTATGTATCTCTGATCGACCTGAAAGCTGTAATTGTTCCTGATCTGCTCACGCTGCAACTGCAAGGTAGTCGAAAGATTGGCAGCGTTGCCGTCGCAGAACATGTGGAAAGTGCGGACAGCATCCTGCCGCAGTCCGTACTGGTTTACCTGCGAGAGAAGCGTAGCCTGAGCGATAGCGGGTTGGTAATACTGCCCACGGTCAAGATATTCCAGCTTGATAGAATTATATGAATCACTCACCCGCATCCTGATTAACTGCACGGGATTGTCGGACTGGAGGTTAGACGTTCCAGTCGTGTTTTTCATGAAGTCGTTATCGGTCAGGCTGTAAAGCGGAGACGACGGAGGAGTGTAAGTGTACCCGTTCGCCGTGATAGCCTGATCGCCGTAAGGCACGAAGTTAATGAGGCCGCTTGACCACACCACTGCACTATTCGTGGCCTGAGCTATATCGTCAAACATCGACTGGCAGGAAGTCTGGCTGTCATAGTACGGTGAAATCCACAAGCCCGTCGCAAGGCAGTAATTCTGGTAGTTGCTCAGGTTTGCAACATTCGATGACGGGACACCGGCTCCGTAACGCGGGTTCGTCAGGAGGTCATAAACAACCTGACTGGGATCGGCGTCATAACCGTTCGGCGCTGTGCCCTCTAACAGGCCATAGGCTTCAATATTGAAATTAGGCAACTGTGCGCTGTTACCCAAACTGAAATTCGCTGCATAGAAATACGCTATGCCGTTATACGCGAGAGTGACAGGCTCTTCACCGTTCTGGTAATAATTTATCGTGACTGTGTCGCCCCAGTTCGCTGGATTGAACTGGTACGTACCATTTGAGCAGTCGTATTGGTTGACACCCGGCAGAGAAGAAACGGAAGAGAACGGCGCGTAAGTAGTCTGAAAAACTCCGTCATCTAAAAGAACTGCCGGTGCGAGATTACCTATCGTTCCGCTGATCGCCCCTACGCCGGAAGAAAAAGTCACCGTCACGGCATAAGGGGAACTCGATGGGACTGTTGTGCTTGAGGTGTAATAGGTAAGCGACCCACCCACATTCCCGCCGGGGCCTGTCTGAATGCCTCCCTGCTGGATTGCATAAGAAATCGTAATGTAATCTGCCGAGTTCGATGAATTGAACGTGTAAACCGCGCTGCTGCCGTAAGATGATATGCTGTACTGATACGCGCCCGGTGCCGTAGTGCCGCTATTCGTAAAATTAGCCGTATTGGTAAGATACACCCCGTCATCGAGCATGAATAACGCCGCGCTGCTGACAACGATCTGCCCACCGGAGGGGATAACGTCAGTCTCGCTGACATTGGCCTGAAACTGCGCCAGATAACCCCATGCCGCTTGACCTATCGAGCCGCCTGTAAACCCGCAACCTTCCGCTGCAAGGTTGGTGACGCTTTTGTTGATCCAGACCTGATTGGTGGCTTCGATATAACCTTCGCCGAGCGCCCCGATGAAAGAAGCGTAATAAGTATATTCAGTTCCGCCGCCGCCCTTACCGCCGCCTCCGCCTAATATGCCGCCCTTACCGCCACCGCCCCCGGAGTTCGACTGCACCGCATTAAATGCGCCATACCAGATATAATTAGGTGCTACCCGTGTGACGCCGTAAATGAGCGGGATCGGTTTACCAGCAACGGAGGTCTGTGACTGTATGCCTGCAGCCTGAGTGGTCTGCTTTGCCTGACTGCCACCTCCTAAGAGTCCCACGAGAAATGACATTTCAATCGCTCCAATACGTGAAGTACCTCACGGGTCTAGGGGTTTTGCCGTCTTTCAGATATTTCAGCCACAACGCCCTATTTATATTTTCAACCACGCACCGCGACTGGACGTAAGCATGAATCACTTGTGGCCATCTTTCGATGATAGCACCGTGCGAGAAGCATCTGCCGAACTGCCATAGGGCAATGTCCGCAGGCTTGGGCGTTGTCGTCTCGTGCATGTATTTCAGCAGGCCGTTCATGTAAAGCTGATCGCCCTTGCTCAAGTGCCACATCTCGCTGTAATTCGGAATAGGCACTCGCTCGACAAGCCCGGCCTCCATGTAAACTTCGGCGAGCAATGTCAGGCAATCCACACCTTGTTTTTTGACTCGCCCCATGTGAACGTAAGGCGTACCAAGAAAACTTTTGGCAACCCTGAGAACTGCGGCGCGTCCCTCTTGCTCGTTCATTAGACGCTCGTATCTGGGGAGGGGATAAAATCGAAGCCCCGATAATGCAAAAGGTTGTTAAATACTGATATACAGCTCGAAAACGTCTTGTCGCAGCCCTGCGAAATCGTAAACGTGTCACCGCTTGACGGGCTTGATGGAAACGGCGGCACGATGGTCAGATATGCGAGCGAACTCGCAGAGGAGAACGTGTAACTCTGCGCCGTGCGCGATACTCCGTTCAGTACCCCGCTGGTGAAAGTGATCTGCCCGAGGGCGTAACTGCTCACCGCACCAAGGCTGCTGACGTATATCGTTGATGAGGTGGAGTTCACCAGCACCGCACTTGATACTGTGAAAGCCGCCTGACTCAGCGTGCATCCTGCGTCATAGAGCGTGTTGCTGCATCCGGCCTGATACAGGTTGCGCGGCATCTGAATGTTCAAGAGTTCAAGGTGGCAGTTGACGGAGAACGTCGCCAAGTTACGGCCTACGTCCACCTCCGCCACACGTCCGACGAACTTGTTTATAATCCCGGTAGGCACAAGCGGGTTTGTATATCCCGATGAAATTTTCGGCCAATAGGCTCCGTAATAAGTGAGTACCGCACCGTCAAACCCTCCCCCGCGCACGAATGACAGGAACGGCTGGCCTTCTATCGTCGCCCCCGCAGGTATCACGTCAAAAAGCAATGTACTGACCTGAGTGCCTATTGCACTGGATAGTTTCGCCCGATTGTCCTTGCGGTCAAAATACGCTTGGTTATGCACGAAGGTCTGGTTTGTCCACCGCGTATCGCCGCCGCTTAAGCTGCTTTGCAGGTATATGTCCACGTCGCCGCTGGCGTAATTGAGTGAGCTGAGAGCGCCTACCAATGAAAAATTATAGAGGCCGCACATTTGGTATTGTCTGGTAGCAAACAAAGCAGTGAGGGATGATGTGATGTATTTCATCAGTTTTTCACCGTTTTTATCGAAACTTTGCTGGCAGAATACGCGCCGTAGTAATTGAGTGTGAACGCCTGTTTATCCGCCGCAAAACGGCACGGATAGTAATACGTAAACGTCCCTGTCAATGTCGCACTGGATAACGGAGCCACCGCGAAGGTCAATAGTCCGGGGTTGGAACTTCCCCATGTGGCCACGGAATAGTCCGTGACGGTGACAGATGACGCACCCGTGGCTATGTAAGATGTGGCAGATGATCCAGTCTCAAGCTGGCAGCCCCATGCGTAAAACGTGCCGAACCCGCTGGAATTGTTATCTTGAACGCTGAGTGCGTGTGCCGTAG